AGTACTAGATTGAATAGCTTCAACTGCACCTTTATAGCGGTCTGCTACAGTGTCTTTGCCTTGTGTACGATACTGCTCTTCTAATTTTTTAAGATAAACTAATTCTTCTTTGGTAACGTCTTCAGCATTTTTCTGCAATATCTTAAATGCTTTTGAACTCTTTGTAAAACCACTATCGCGAGCAGCGCCTAAGGCTTTTGAGGCTTCTGCAACTTTTTTCTTTTCGGATTCCGCAGCTTTATCTAATACATCTTCACGAGCAAGAGCTTGAGCTTCTGCAGCTTTACCTGCTTCTACTGCACGAAATTTAGCCATCTCACTGGCTCTGCCAGCTGCTTCATCTAAGCCTTTTCTATACTCTCCAATAGCTGGGAGAGCCTGTTTAACAATCATAGCACCTAATCCAATGATACCAGCAGTTAATGCTGCAGGACTAGTACTTAGCGCTGAAATTAGTGGGACTAAAAGCTTATTAACTTTTTCTAGTCCGTTTTGTGCTAAGTCTTTTAAACTAGCTGTAAGCTTATCATAAGGATTAGCTTCAATATTAATTGCTCCAAATTTATCAGCACCTTCTTTTAATACAGCATTAGCAAATGCTTGGCGCTTTTCAAAATCTGTTAATTGAGCTTCTGTTTTACCAACACTCTTTGCGTAGTCATCAGTTGCTTTACCAACCTTGGTAAATATGCCCAATTCGTCTAATAATTCAGGCTCTAACTTAGTAATACCGCGAGTAAGACGACTTACTGCGTCGGACATATTGACACCTAAAGCTTTTGATGCACTGTTAGCTACTTGGCCTAATTGCATAAGCTGTTTACTACTCATACCTGCGGATGTAGCTTTTGCAGTAGCTTCCATTGCTTCACGTAAACTAATTGCACCACCACTAGCAGTTGCAAAATTCTTTGCCAAAGTACCTAGTGCTAAGCCACTTTGTGCGCCTAATTGATCCAGACCTTGAATCATATTAGTAGTATTCATTGCTTCGCTTAATGCACGAAAAGCTGCACTAACTGCAAATATATTTGCAGCATATGTTGCGTATAGACGAACTAATCCACCGAGACCTTGTGCTTGATTTGCAAAGTCTCGTCCAGCTGCTCCAGTAGCTCCCATTGAGCCGCGAACACGACCGTATTCAATATTCTGTGATGCCGCACTATAACTGGCGGAAACAGCTTTGCTACCAGTTTTAGTACCTGTTGCAAGACCCTGTGATTTTAACAGTTCCTTGTTTAGATTCTTTACTTCCTCAGTGCGCTGTTTAATACTGCCTGCCTGGTCTTGAAGGCTTAGGTTTATATTAACTTGATTTGTTGCCATCTGTACTCCTCTTTAGGGTTGGTGGCCAAAACTTTTTGATAATTTGACTAGAGTACATTATAACATGCAACCACACTTTTGTCAAACCAAAAAATTTTTAACGTAAAAAAGCCCGCCAATTTTTAGTTAGCGGGCTTTTCCATCTTTTTCTTATTATTGATTTCATCTGACCTTACAGCATCAATCGTGCGTATTAACATGATTATAAGCTTTTGATCAGACAACTCAATTTCCGTTGCTTCTAGAACGTCTTTAACACCTATTAAAGACTTACCTAAGTAGCTGCCCGTCATTGTATCCCACTCATCTCGTAACATTCTATAAGCATTAAATGCTTGTTGTACTTCTAGTGGGAAGTCTTCAAACTCTACTGGGATTTCGGTTTCTACAGGCTCGTTGCCCATAGCTTCGCACATTTCAAAATATTGGTCTTTGGTCATGCCAAGTCCCATATTCTGAATATAACTAACCAGCTGCCTGTTTACTTGGTTGAGCTGGTCGTCGAAAAGTTTCCCAAGTCTGTGACCTGTTCACTAACAAAGGCGTCAAAGTTACTAGAGTTCTTCATTAAATACAAGGCATTTTCAGCTGTGTAATTTAATTCGTCTTCCATGCTTTGACCAGTTAAATCTACTGGAGCTAATTGCTCTAAGTAAGACAACTTCAGACCGGACCATCCTTTAACAGCATTTTCAACGTAAAGTTGTAAGAATAAATCTTCGTTAAATTCTTCTGCTGCTTGACGGTTTTTAAAACTTGTTTTGGTAGACTTTTTGCGAATACTCAAAAGAGTCTCACGCGATAAGAAAGCCAAATCAACAACAAAACCAGGAAATCCAGGGTATTCAACTTGTACCGACTTAGAAGGCACTAAAAGTGTTTTTAGGGAAAGAGTAGTCATTTTATAATAATAAGTTTAAAAAGAGAGACTGGAGATCAACCCAGTCTCTATGAAAATGCAATAATTAATTAAACTACTGCGTAATACTTAACTGTGAGTTCGTTAGTAGCTGTTGGATCGTATGTACCACTTGTATCTGCTTGTGGGTTAATAGTGATCGCAGTAGAAATAACTTGCTCAGAATTGATTGTTGGGATTGTCAACATAGCTGTTGGCATTGCAATATCAACACGAGTTGTTGCTGATTGCCCACCTAAACTAAGGGTAACTGCAAACTTATTGTCAACGTTAGTAGCTGCGGCATTTAAAACATTTGATAACAATGTTGAAGATTCGTTAGTACCTGTTTTCAAATAAGCAGTTACATTAGAACTAATAGCACGTGTACCTGTAAAATAAGTAATTGGCTGATTAACAACGCCTAAGTTGGCAGGAGTCAAATATGTTAAGTTATTGTTAATACTGATACTTCCGCCTGTAATAGGCACAGTATATGTAACAGCACTCAAACCACCATAAGCTAAAGAAGCGATGGCCAAATAAGACAACTTATTAGCAATGTACTTGGCAGTTGTATCTTTTTGCTTGGAACTTGCACCACTTATACCACCTGTACTTGTAAATGCTCCGCCTACAGCGGCTACAGTAGTTTTTGGCAGTGAGCGCATTGTAGTGCCCTTACCAGCCCACTGAATAGAAGCAATAGCATCTAATCCAAAGTCAATAGTAGCAGAATCAACGGCGCAATTGTCGATAACGTATGTAACATCATCAAACATAATGATCAAACCAAAAGCAAACAGTTGGTGAACGTTCGAGTTACCGAAAGCAACTGTAGACACTGGTGAAGTACCTGGTGTAGCAACCCAACCTGGATTAGCTCCACCAATATCAGTTTTTCCAGCTAAAGCGTTCCATAAAACGGATTCTTCGCAGCCGATGTAGTCATCTGCATCAGGGCCTACAGTAGTTGTAGCACCTTCTTCATACTTAGGGCGAATATAAGTAGCAAAACTCCAATCTACTGGATCTAAGCTAGTATTGAAACTACGCTGACCGCGGACTGGTGCTGAACCTGCTTCGTTTAAGGTAATTGTTTCAGTACCTGTGTTTTGTGAAAATGAGAATCCATCTTGAACGCAAAGTTCAAATGTATTTGTGTTTGTGAATCCTGTAGTAGCTACATTATTGCTACTATTTAGATTAGTCGTGAAAAATACTCGACTATTACGGATTAAATTTAATGCCATACTCTTTCCTTTATGATTTTTGGAAATATTTTAAGCATCTGACTAGATATTTATCTGTTGTTATGCTTGTATAAATCCGAGTTATACTAATGCGTAGCGCACTTGTAGATTGATTTCACCGACACCATAAGGAGCTAAGAGCCCTTCGTCAGTAGTTATTGACTGAATTAATATTTCAGTTGTTGAAAGATTATTAGTAGTATCGTATACTAATACACGGTTAGCGTCGAGCACATTTTCTAAATCATCTAGTAAGTTTTCGAGCTGCTGTTGCGCTTCGCTTTCACTGCGAACGTAGACCTTAACGCTAATATTTAAGTACCCCCAGGTAAAGTCGCTGGGCATATATTCTCGTACTTCTGTGCCTGCTGTAAGGTACACACAGGGAAAATCTTGGACTTCATCCCAAAATTTAAGTTTAGGGTAGCTATTACCAAATAAATCTGTTTTATAACTACCTGTTCCGTCAATTATTTTAAATTTTTCAGCTAGGGCTGTTACGATGCTAATTCTTCTTGTCATAGTGCGACTGCCCTTAATCTATTAGTTACTACTTGTTCTGCAATGTCTCTTATTGACTTAGAGATTAGTAACTTAGGATCTCTACTCTTTGGCACGGACTGTCTTCCGCCTGTACTAAAAGTTGCATAAGGGTTTTTCATATACGAATAAAAAGCTGTAATCATTCCTTCTCTGCTCATAGTCATATTTTCTACTTTAACCGTACTTGCAAATCTACCAGTACGATAGTTTAAAATATTCTTGCTACTACCGTCACCCATATTTGCACTAATTACGTCTTGTAATTGACTATTTATAAGGCTAGTAATATTCAGTAAACTTGGAATAGGTGTTGTTGCACCTTTAGCACCAGTTACTTTAGTTGATATTTTTCCAGTAGTATTGGCTTTTTTGTCAGAGTTTATTTGCTCTTTTTTAGACTTTCCTTTATTAGGAGAGTGTTTAGCTAACTTAGATTTACCAGTTTTTAATATACTTACTAAGGCTTGTTCAATGTCTTGTGCTACAGTATTAGAGCCTGCAATATTATGCAGTAAAAACTTATCTCTAAGTGCTTTATTCGCCAGTAGAGCAATTTTTCTTCTTAGGTCAATAAATATCTTCTTTTCTTCGTCAGAAAATTGTTGATTTAATTCAGAAGTATGTAGTGTTACAACAACAAAAAGATCCCCTAAGGTTTTTTCTCCTGCTTGTATTACTTGTGGCGCATTATTTTTAAAATTATATTCTATATCTGCTTGTAACGAGTACAATTTATTTAATGCATCTGTAGCATACTTAGTTACAGGGCTTCCAGTCAATTCACCATATTCTATTAAGCCATATAGTTTATATGCTAACGGAGAAATAGCAATGGGGGCTAGCTCGCCTTCAGTTGCTACATGTCCTATGTCTGCTTTACTAACAAACTTGACTTTCTCATCTCCTGTAGGGATACCTTTTCTAGTAATTATCTCAATTTCTTTACGTAATCCAAATATGCTATCGACTAACCTTGGATCTTTTGATATTTTGTCTGTTATAAATGTTCTAATAGGGTCTACAGACTTAGCAATTAAAAACTGCTTATCAGGCCCACCGTTAATATATACTAGATAAGGTGTAGATCCTTGAAAATAACCTCTTGGAATTTCTTCAATACTTGAATATATCCTTGTGGCTTTTTCCCTAACTACTTTTAATAGCACTGAGTGAAAAACTTTAAAATCTTCTACCTTACCCTTATTATTTACTAATAAGCTTTTATAGCTTATGTCAAGAATAGTAGGCCTCTTATCGAGCACTTTTCTAGTATCTTCTTTTAACAGGGCTTTTATTTCTGGATCTAGACTGTGTATTAGATCGTCTAAAGTTACCTGTTTTGCTGCCATTATGTAAAGTCCGCCATGTACTGATCTAAAACACGTTTAATTGCAGCTGGAAAATTACTGGTGGCTACATAATTAATTTGAGTAGTACCAGGATTTAAATCACGGCTAGTGTGTACAACTCCATTATTTCTTGAATAGTATTCAATTAAATCTAGTACAGCTAATTTTAAGTCTGCGGGTACTGCTTCGTATCCTGCAAAATAAACTACTTTGTAACCATTGATTTGTTCTGGAAAGCCGCTAGGACTTAAGCTAAGAACGTAATCTTCACGAGGAACCCAATCCGTAAACTTTACAAGACTAGTATAAGTCTTACCATAATCTGCGCTATAGCCTACTGAATTAACCGTAACTACTGGAGTTTCTTTTAAGATGATCTTTTTAAAGCCACCATCAAATACTTCTATTTTGGCCTCGTCGTAGAAATCTACAAAGGTACGACGAC